CCTGACCCAGTAACATCGATCATTGGTGGCACGATCGGAAGCGGCGTCGCCAACATCTTCGGAGCCAACAAGGGCAAGGAAGACATGGCGGCGGCTGTCGCGGCGGCCAACGCACAGGCTGAGAAGATGCTCGGCAAGGGTCTTGACACTCAGAAGTCGTACTTCGACAGCTCCACGGGCACCATCAAGAGCATCGCCGACAAGGGCGCGGGTGTCTACAGCGACCTCGTGAGCAAGCTGCCAGACCTCACCGCGCCGGTAACGATGAGCCAGGCCGACCTTGAGGCGACCCCCGGCTACCAGTTCACCCAGAAGCAGGGTATTCGTGGCGTCGACCTCAGCGCAGCCTCCAAGGGGCTCAGCGGCGCACAGGCCAAGGCTGCTGCGATGTTCGCCACTGACCTGGCGAACACGACCTACAAGGATCAGTGGAACATCGCCAATACCAACAAGGAGAACGCCTTCAACCGGCTCCTACAGACTGCCGCGCTCGGCTCAGACGCAGGCAAGACCCTCGCGACGGCGGGCACCTCGGCGGGCAACGCAGCTCTGGGTGCAGCCACTGGCACCGGCACGACCCAGAGCAACAACCTGATCACGAAGGGCAAGTTCGACGCGGCAGCCGATGCATCGATCTTTGGCAACATCGGCAACATGCTCCAGAGCGGGGCCGGGCTCTACGCCAACGGTGGCAACATCAACAAGGCATTCAGCATGTACGGGAAGTAAGCCATGGCAGACGACGTCGCAGACATCTACAAGGCAGTCGCACCGCCGTCAGACCCCTACAAGGCGGTCAACGACGTCTCCAGCATGCAGAACAAGCTGCTGGGCGTGCAGCAGCAGCAGACCCAGGTCGACAGCGGCAAGGTGGACCTCGCGTTCAAGCAGATGAACCACATGCGGAACATCCTGAGCGACATCGCCACCGACCCCGAGCTCGGCCGCAGCGACCTCTCGAAGAAGATTACGGAGCGCGCATCGTATGGTGCAAAGATGGGGTTGTTCACACCCCAGCAGGTTGTTGAGGGCCTGAAGACGATGCCCTCAACGCCGCGCGAGCAGTACGCCTGGATCCGCGACCACCTCGCGCAGGTCATGTCCGCGACCGAGAAGATGGGAGCCTACTTCGGCACCCCAGAGACCCGGAGCGTCGGCGGCGGCGAGGTCACCACCCAGACCCCCGGTCTCCCCGGCCTGCCGGTTCAGGAGCGCAGCTCTCGTCCATTCACCGTCGGTCCGGGGCAGCCCGGCGTCGTCACCGAGGGCATCGACCGGGGGGCGACCCGGACTGTGGGCGGCTCAGGCATCGCTCCGCTTGAGCAGGGCACGGGCTCAATGCCCGGCGGCCCGGCGGCAGCTCAGTCAGCCCCCGTCGCACCAGTGGCTTCGCAGGCTGCGCCAGGGGGTCGTCAGCCCCCGGCGGTGCGCCCGGCTCCGCAGCCTGTTCAAACTTCCCTCGCCCCCGGCGAGACGGAGCGCATGGGCAGCGCAGTCAACGCCTACAACGCAGCCTCGGCCGCAACCGGCCAGTACAGCGTGCGGGTGAACCCGCTGCGCAAGGCCATCCCGATCCTGGAGAAGATGAAGGCGACCGACATCGGCCCGACCTCGGAGCGCTGGAACGACATCAAGTCGATTGCTCAGACCCTTGGCGCCGGGCCGCTCGCTGGCATCGACCCGGAGAAGATCAAGGACTACAACGAGCTCAAGAAGTACTTCAATCAGTACACATCGCAGGCTGCGGCAACCCTTGGTCCGAAGACCAACGAGGGCCTGGCCACCGCCGTGACGTCGAACCCGAACGTCAACATGGACAAGCTGTCGGCGACGGACCTCGCCAAGATGGCACTCGGTATCGAGCGCATGCAGGCTGCCGCCGTCAAGGAGTTCAAGGAGCTCGTCGACGCGCGCAAGGTTCCGGCAAACAGCTTCCACGACTTCATGATCGACTGGGGCACGAAGCAGGATCCGCGCGCCTTCGTCTACGACTTGCTTGACGAGAAGGCACAGGAGAAGGTTCGCAACCTGCCGCCCGCCGAGCGTGAGAAGGTAAAGGAGGGCATGCGGATCGCGAAGAAGCATGGCCTCCTGGGAGACGTGCACCGTGAGTAAGGACTGGACCCCGAGCGATCGCGACTACGCGATCCGCACGATCGTCGGAGAGGCTGCAAACGAGCCCGACGACGGCGTGGCGGCGGTTGCGCACGTCATCGCGAACCGTGCGCGCAGTGGAAAGTTTGGGGGCAACCGGCCGACGGATGTTGTTCTGGCACGTGGACAGTTTGAGCCCTGGAGCACGCGTCGCGAGGAGCTTCTTGCGCTGGACGAGAAGGACCCGGCCTATGTCCGCGCAGCACAGCTGTGGGACGACGCGGTTGTCAACCCCGGCAAGGATCCGACTGGCGGTGCGACGCACTTCCTGAACGAGGACGTCGTGATGAAGCGCTCCGGCAAGCTCCCGAAGTGGGCGACCGGTGACGGCCAGAAGCTGGGTGCACATACGTTCTACGGCGGCAAGCGGGGCAGTGACGACGGCATCTTCGACGAGTTCAGTCGCAGTGCAAAGCCTGCTGCAGCTGCAGCAGAGACGCCAGATGACGTGTTCGACGAGTTCAGCCGGGGCAAGCCGAAGACAGAGACGCCTGGAACAGGTCGTCCGCGCGTTGTGATCCCGACTGATGTGCCCCCGGCCACGTTCACTGAGCGCATGGTCGACAGCATGCCGATTGTCGGCCCGCTGATGAACAATCTGACGGCAGCAGCGGGGGCAGGCCTCCAGGCCACGGTCAACCCGCTGCGTCGAGCCATGGGCAAGGAGCCCCGTCCTGAGCTCGAGGGTACCGCCTTTGGGGAACGCTATGAGGCCAACAAGAAGTCTCAGGACGAGCGCGTCAAGAGGTACGGTGAGGAACATCCTGTGGCGGCTGTTGCTGCTGATGTTGCTGGTCCGGGTATGCTGTTCGGTCCTCTGGGGCAGACGGCGGTAGGCGCTCGCATGCTTGGCATGACCGGCACCAGTCTGGGCACGAAGGTGCTGCAGGCTGCCCCTGGCATGGCGGCGATTGAGACGGGTAATCAGCTGCTCCGTGGTAATGACCCGCGTGAGCAGGGCCTGCTCGGCCCGGTTCCGCTGGCCGCAGCAGGCGGTGCAGTCGCTCCAGTGATCGGAGAGGCTGTCGGCGCGGGGCTCTCCAAGATTGCGGACATGCTGCCGCGCCGCACGGGTCCTCTGGCAGGCACCAACTCCGTGGCCCGCAACAAGCTGACCGGCGCGATGGACGGCGAGACCCCGGCGAGCATCGCGGCCTCACGTGAGGCCCACGAGCCAGCAGGCGGCATGCTCATGGACACCAACAGGGCAACCCGTGACATCGCGGGAGGGCTGGCGGACATCCCAGGTCCGCACAAGGGTGAGATCCGTGAGGCGCTTCGCCAGCGGCTTGTCGACACGGCTCCGCGCATGGCTGCGAGCCTGGACAAGAATACTGTTCCGCACGTCAACATTCGTCAACTCGAGAAGACGATCGACACGATGCAGGACGCGGCGTCCAAGCCGCTCTACGACGCCTTCCGTGCCACAAAGATCCACCCGACGCAGGAGATCAAGGATCTGATCCCGCGCCTGGAGAAGGCGGGCGCGTTCAAGCTGGCTGACGAGCTCGCTGGTATCGCCGGGCGGCCGACGACAGAGAACTTCTTCACCACGGGGTCCCAGAAGGCATTCCCGACTGCAGAGACCTGGGACTATGTCAAGCGCGGCCTCGACCGGCGCATCAGTGCTGCACTAGACAGCGGCGACAAGGAGCTGGGGCGCGAGCTGGTGAAGCTCAAGAAGGAGATGCTCACCGAGGTCGAGAAGACCGAGGGCGGCAAGACCTGGAAGAAGGCTCGCGAGACCTTCGCCGAGTACGCGGAGATGAAGCATCAGATCGAGGAAGGTCAGAAGACCTGGCTCCGCAAGACCCGTGTCGACGACCTCGCCGAGGAGCTCAGTCTGCTCAGCAACAACGAGCGTGCTGCCCGTGTGCAGGGTGCCCGTGACGCGGTCCAGGAGATCATGGACGCGACGACACGCGGGGATGCCCGCGCTCGCGACGCGCTGCTCAGCCGCGCTGGGCGCGAGAAGCTGGAGCTGTTGTTCGGCGAGAAGAAGGCAGGCCGCCTCATCAAGGACCTGGAGGCCGAGGTCAACGTCCGCCAGAGCAACTACGAGATGGTTGGCAACAGTGAGACCTCCTCGAAGCAGGCTCGGCGCAATGCTCTCCTGCCCCAGCAGGAGGAACCAGGCTACCTGCGCAACATCAAGCTGAACCAGCCTGCAACGCTCATCCCGGACTGGATGACGCCATCTGCGATGATGGAGGGTGCATCCGCAGCCCGCCACAGCAAGGCATACGAGCAGCTCTCCAACCTGCTGCGCACGCGGATGAGCGACCCCGGCTACGAGGCTCTCGTTGCAGAGATCATGGCTGAGGGTGCTCGACGCAGCGCCCAGCAGGCACGCCTGGGCCGGGTAGGAGAGGGGGCGGGGACGGCGGTGCAAGCCACCGCGCCCGCTCTGCGCAATAGGCTTCTTCGCCCGCCTGAAGGGCAGAGCGAAAACGGAGGACAGCGGTGAGGATGCTCGACAAGATCAGGTACGTAACCAGTGGGGCGCTCCTTGCAGCGCTCCTGACCCTCGGGGTATACTACCCCCCGGTCCATGCGGCAACCCTTCTTCCGAACGGGGAGCAGACCTTTGTCGACGAGAACGGCAAGCCTCTTGCCTCAGGCTGCGTCTACTTCTACACTCCGGGAACCAGTTCTCCCAAGGACACGTGGGTCAACCCCGAGGGCACAGCTACGAACACCAACCCCGTCATTCTTGATGGGGCAGGTCGTGCGATCATCTACGGCGTTGGAACCTATCGTCAGGTTGTCAAGAAGTACCCGTGTGGCTCTCTTGGAGAGCAGGTCTGGGACCAGCTGACGGCCGATACCGCTTCAAGCATCACGATCTTTGCTGGAGCGAGTGGCGGCACCCCTAACGCGATCACGGTCAATACACCTGCCTTCACAGGTGCAGATGGACAGATCATCAACTACATCTCAACGTACACCAATACCGGCGGTGCTACGATCAACCCCTCGGGCTTCGGCAATGTTCAGATCGTGCGTGATGGAGCAGCGGGACCGGGTGCCCTGGTTGGTGGAGAGCTGGTTGCTACGAATGCTGTGAGCCTGATCTACGACGCGACGGCAGGTGTATTCCACATCCTGAGCCCGGTTACGTGGCCTAACACATCCGGAGTGCCCGTAGGCACTCTTATTGCTCACGCTGGATTTACGGCTCCGACCAACTATGCTTTTGCGTACGGGCAGGCAGTTAGCCGAACAACATACGCAGCACTCTTCTCTGCGCTCACGCTGCAGCAGACCGGATCCATCTCCTCCGGCTCAACAACCATCTCAGGACTGACAGATACATCTCAGTTTGGGTACGGGATGCCTGTTGAGTCAATCGGCATCAACTCGGGCACCACGATCCTGAGCTGCACCCCGACGACGTGTACCATGAGCTCTCAGGCAACGGTCACGCGCTCAGGCACGATGACGTTCTTTGCCTACGGAGCCGGAGACGGCTCGCTCACGTTCAACCTGCCCGACATGCGCGGGCGCACTGTGCGGGGGCGGGACAATCTCGGCGGGACAGCGGCTAACATCTCGCAGGTCTCAACAACGATCAGCACGACCAACCTCAGCACTGCCGCTACTGTAGCATCGGCATCTGGTCTTGCGATCGGCATGACTGTTGTCAGCGCGAATGTTCCTGCCGGAACAACCATTACGGCGATCAGCGGCACAGGGATCACCCTCAGTGCGCAGGCAACAAGCACAGCTGTCGGAACCGCTGCCCGCTTCTCACTGATTACGGATGCGCAGGCTCTTGGCAGTACTGGTGGTTCCATGACGCACATTCCGCTTGCTGCGGAGACTGCGGCTCACACGCACCCCAACGTGGTTACGGACCCCGGTCACACTCACGGCATGACAGCCCAGGGCGTCTCCGGCCTCACGGGCGGTGCAACCATTCTTCCGATCTCTGGCGGCGGGAGCACGTTTACATCCAACTCTGCTGTGACAGGAATAACTGTCAGCGTCAATGCTAACACAGGAGGCGGAAACCCATTCGCCATTCTTGACCCAACACGAAACATCAACTATGCAGTGAGGCTTGTGCCATGAGGAAGATACTGCTCGCTCTGCTCGCGGCTGCGCTTCTCAGTTCTCCTGCGCTTGCGCAGAAGAGCAAGCTGCAGATCAACAACGAGATCGATACATTCTTCCCTGACAACACAGTTGGGGCCATCACTCCTGGAAAGCTGCGTGCTGTCACAAAGGACATCGTTGCCTCCTATGTCGACTGGCTCAGCTGCACAGGCACAGGAGGTCTTGTCTACTGGAGCTCTGGAACACCAACCTGTCTGCCGGCAGGTTCGTCAGGCCAGATCCTGACTATCTCCGGAGGCATGCCAGCGTGGGCCGCGTCACCCTTTACCATCGTGGGTGGCTCCGGGATCAGCGTGGGTCTCGTCGGGACGACCTACACCATCAGCTGCACGACATTCACCAGCATCGCACTAGGCTGCGTTCCGGCCTCGGGCGGCGGCACCGTCAACTTCCTCCGAGCTGACGGCAGCTTCTCGACAGTCTCTCTGACGACCAGCGTTACGGGCACCCTCCAGGCTGCACAGATGCCCGCGCTCACTGGGGACGTCTCAACCCCCGGTGCATCCCTGACCACGACGCTCGCTACAGTCAACAGCAACGTCGGCAGCTTCGGGACCTCGACCTCAATCCCCACGTTCACGGTCAACGCGAAGGGGTTGATCACGGCAGCAAGTGGAAATGCTGTAGTGGCTCCTGCAGGAACGCTGACCGGGGGGACGCTCGCGGCGAATGTTCTTGCGTCGTCTCTGACCAGTGTTGGGACGCTGACTGGCGGTGCCACAGGGGCTGGGTTTACCGTTGCTCTCGGCTCCTCCACGATTACGGGAACACTGCCGTGCTCTAACCTCTCTGTTCTGACGGGGGACGTGACCAGCTCCTCCTGCGCCACGACGATTGCTAACAACACTGTTACCAACGCGAAGTCAGCGCAGATGGCAGCTGTAACGCTGAAGGGCAATCCGACGAGCTCGACTGCTAACGCCAGTGACTTCACGATCAACGGTCTGACACAGAGCGTCGCCCCGAACACCACGAACGACATGCTGGTCATCTGGGACAGCGTGGCCAATACCCTCAAGAAGATCAACCCCAACACGATCGCCTCGGCAGCGATTGCGGGTGTCTCGTCCATCGCGGGCAATACCGGAGCCTTCACACTCTCGGGTGGTATTACGAACTCCACGAATGACATCCGTCTGGCCAACATGGCGGCGAACACTGTCAAGGCAAACGTCACAGGAAGCACGGCGGCCCCGACTGATGCGGCACTGCCGTCATGCTCTGGGGCTGCTAACGCTCTCAACTACACGTCGGGGACCGGGTTTGGCTGCAGGAGCTATGTTGCGTCCATTGCGGGCAACACCGGGGCCTTTACTCTTGGCGCGGGCCTTACGAACTCGGTCAACTCGCTCACCGTCGACAAGGCCACGGCAGCGAACTACTACGCGGGAACTTCTAACAAGGTGCCGACGACCGACGTCATCTACCCGGCAAACGTCACGATCACCTATGGGACCACCACGTCGATCGACTTCTCGACGTTCAACAATGCTACGATCACGCTCACCGGCAACATCACGACGATGAACGTGTCGAACGTCATCGCTGGAAAGAGCGGTCGCATCCGCTTCATTCAGGATGCAACGGGATCACGTACCACGGTCTGGAATTCGACATTCAAGTTTGCTGGCGGCACGACGCCTTCGCTCTCGACCGCAGCAAGTGCGGTTGATGTTCTCTACTACGACTGCGAGACCTCGCCCGCTACGGTCTGCTATGCCTCACTCAACAAGGACATGAAGTAATGCGCCTGATCCGCGCCCTTCTCCCGACCCTTGGCCTGCTTGTCGCCCTTCTTGGGGGCGGTGCCCTTGCGAACATGCCATCCACGGGCGGCGGCCTTCTGATTGCCGGTCAGTTGCCATTCATACAGGCGTCCTGCAGCGGGTGCACGATCACGACCAACGGCAACCAGCGCATCTACACCTTCAACTCGTCGGGATCGTTGACGGTTACGAGCGTTCCGGCTGGACAAACTGGCGCTGTGCTGGTTGTCGGCGGTGCCGGTGGATCGGGATGCGTAGCGACTGCCACAAGCGCTGGTGGGGGCGGCAGCGGCGGCGGTGGCGGAGTATCCTATAACGCAGCCTTCGGCCTTACTGTCACGACGTACACAGTCACAGTCGGCGCGGCAGGAACCCGGTGCTCGTCCGGTGTCCCACCGACTACAGGCACGTCATCAATCTTTGGCTCGATCACATGCACGGGCGGGGGCCGCGGCGGTTATTATAACGGTTCGTATGTTGCTGGCGGAAACGGCGCGCATGGCGGCGGTGGTGGCGGCGGTGGTGCTACAGCAGGAGGCACGGGCTCGGGGTCATGCTCTACCAGCAACGGCGGTGCAGGATCGACGGGCGGCGGTGGATCAGGCGGCGGCGCAGGCGCGGCTGGCAATACCGCATCCGTCAACAACGGCGCCAATGGCGCGACGGGGATCGCAAATTCGATCTCGGGCGCTTCGGTTACGTACGGCTGCTCGGGCGGCGGCGGCGCATATGCGGCGGGCACTGTCGGTACAAAGGGCTGCGCAACCGCTGGCGACGGTGGAGCAAACCTTGGGACGGGTGGCAACGCAGCGGCCAACAGTGGGTCTTCTGGTGGCGCGGGCGGTGGCGCGTATGGAAGTGCGACGCCGACAACGGCAGGCACGTCAGCTGCAGGGGTCGTGATCGTGAGTGTCCAGTTCCAGTGATGACCTTCCGTACCATACTCGCAGCTGTCCTGCTGCTTCTTGGAGGCGCTCAGTCAGAGGCCGGGCGTATATTCACCCTGCCGGGCGGCGCGCTCGTAGACGGTAACACTCAGTTCCAGATCGGAGATCAGAAGTACCCGCCGGGATGGCTTCTGCTGGCCACCGATGCGCAGATCGCAGCCGCAGGGATCACCTTCCAGACCGTAGCTGACCCCTCGCCCACCGCCCCGCTCTCGGGCGTCCTGATGCTCGGGGACAGCATTACAGCGTATGCGGACAACGCGCCAAACTCGTGGGCCAGCATCATCGGGTTCACGCCGGTCTACAACGGGGGCGTCTCAAGTGACACGACGACTGGCATGCTGTCGAGGCTCCCTACGCTGCTCTCGACCTACCGTCCAAAGACGGTCTTCCTGCTGGGCGGGGTCAACGACCTCTCGCTCAGCATCCCGCAGGCTACGACAGTCTCAAACATACAGCAGATCGTTGCCAAGGCTGCAGCCACTGGAGCCACGGTGTTCGTCCAGGCCATCCTCCCGGTATCAGCAGCCTATGCGGGCTCCCCAAATGTGACAAACTCAGCAATCGCGGCAAGAAATACTGCGATCCACGATGCCGTCGTAACAACAAACAGCGCACAGTGGCTCAACTGGGGTTCGACGCTCACCTCCGGAGACTATGCTGACGGAATACATCTTGTTACGTCGGGATTTACCAAGTGGGGAACGGCACTCTCCCCATATGTCAACCTCTACAGGTAAGGGAGCAGGAACAGTGGCGTGGCGTGTAGCAGCATCTCTCGAGCACCTCCTGGCGCAGGTCAACGCCCAGTGGCCGATGCGGAACAAGGACAGCGACGGCGGCATCGGCAACGCTGAGCACGCCAGTCGCTCGAGTGACCACAACCCCTGGGTCAAGGACGGCAAGATGGGCATCGTCACTGCGCGCGACTTCACGCACGACCCAAGCAGCGGATGCGACAGCTACGTCCTGGCCCAGGCGCTCCTGGACAGCCGCGACCCCCGGATCAAGTATGTCATCTCCAACCGGCGGATTGCAGCAGGGAACGGGGGGCCGAGCCCGTGGAAGTGGCGGAGGTACAGTGGTGCGAACCCGCACGACCACCACTGCCACGTCTCCGTTCGCGAGGAGAAGGTCTACTACGACGACGCCTCGGACTGGGCAGCCGTCGCGGCGGCTCCGGGAATGAAGCCGACCTCCGTTGTGAGGCAGCCTGCCACGCTGCCTCCGTTGCTCCGGCGCGGCAGCCGGGGCGAGGACGTTCGACACGCTCAGCAGCTGCTCAAGGTTGTGCCTGATGGGCGCTTTGGAACCGGCACGGAGAACGCAGTCAAGCGTCGTCAGAAGGCAGCAGGCCTGCCCGAGGACGGCGTCATCGGGCCGCAGACCTGGAAGCTGCTGCTCGGCATCAAGTAGATCCGCGCCCGGCGGTCACCGGGCACAACACAAAGAGGAGTACTGAGCTTGAATACCAACCTCATCCACAATATCCTGAATGTGGCCATCGGGATTGTTGGCGGTCTGGCGGCTGTCGACTGGTCCATCATCACCCCTACCCGTGCGGGCCTCATCGTGGCCATTCTCGCAGGGGCCAAGACGCTCATCAATGTCTTCCGCGACGGCATCTCAGGCCTCGCGAAGCCGCAGCCTCCGGTACAGTAGGAAGCTGCGATGCTGAGCTGGACAGCGATCGCACTCGCGCTCCTCCGGTCGCTGCCGGAACTGATCGCGCTTCTCAAGTCAGTAGACGAGAGGGCGCGATCAGCCTCCGACCAGCAGGTTGGCTACGACAGGGCGGTCGCGGACGCTCTGTCACGAATGAGGGCAGCTGTCGAGAGCGACGCGGCGGCTGACGAGGAGGGGCGGGCGGCTCAGGCCGCTCACCCGAGCGACGACGACGCATTTGACCGTGAGTTCGAGAGGAAGTAACCGTGAAAGCAGTCAAGCAGCCAACAGATCTCCACAGCGAGTGGAGCGCCTCACCGGCGCAGTGCGGCAGCTGCCAGTACTTCGAGCGTCGGGCCAGCAGTATCAACGATCCTGATACGTACGGCATCTGCCTGTTTGAGCTGCCACCGTTCGTGCGCGAGATCATCCGCAAGAACTGGAACAAGAATGACGGTGAGGTGGATGGGCGCACCGTCAGTGACAGAGATGCCTGTGATCTTTACAAGAGCACAGGACAGCAGTATAGTCGCAAGCAGTACTGGACAGTCTGATGAGCTTCACCTGCACAGGAATGATCATACTGGTCTGGGGTCAGCTGACCTGCACGCTGCCGCAGCAGCCGGTCTCGGACACGTTCTGCACGAGCTACGTGCCCGTACGCTGGCACGCGGATGACACGCGCGACACCAAGGCTGCAGTTGACCAGAACAACCGACGCTGGAAGCGGAGGTGCCGCAAGTGATCGACCTCGCATTCGCCAAGGAGTACAACATCCGGGAGCGCCTCGTCGAGTGGGGGATGGCTGCCGCGATGCTGGGCGCGGGCCTGCTCATCCTCTCGTGGCCTCAGTCGATCAGCGCCTCTGAGTACCGCTACATCCAGCTTTTGATGTCCGCACCATTCGTGGGGGTGTTCCTGATGCTCACGGGCACGTTCCGCATCATCGCCCTTATCATCAACGGGCGATCCGTGGTCTACGGCCCCCGCATCCGAGCTTGGTGCTCTCTTCTTGGGGCTGTCATATGGGCCCAGATGCTCATTGCGCTCCTCATCATACTGCCGGAGAAGGGGTGGGTGCCGAGCCCTGGCATCCCCTTCTGGCTCGTGCTCGTTCTTCTCGAGCTCCTCTCAGCTTACCTGGCGGCAACCGATGTACGAAGAAGCACTTAAGCTGCTCAGTCAGTGGCCAGTAGTGCAGGGTGCAGTAGCGATACTGCTCGTGCTGTACGGCTTCAAGACGATGCGTCGGGGAGAGGCACAGTCCCCCACAGTCGTGCACCACGAGCCAGACGTTCCGAGCTGGGTCTACCGGCTCGGGGTTGACGACACGGTCACCGCGCTGAAGCAGGGCCAGACGACCGCCGAGCACAACAACCGCCTGCTGCAGGACATCCTGGCAGTGAGCGTTGAGATCCGGGACGGGCTCCGTAGAAGGCCCCACCACAACTGAGAGGATACCACCATGACCCGCAGCCGCACCCCGCTGCTCGCCATCCTGGCAGCCCTTGCCCTGAGCGCCCCGGCGGAGGCTCGCCCGCGTGTGCCAGAGGCCCAGATCCTGCCCCACCCCGCCGGGTGCCCCCGCCGGGCCTTCTGCGGCTGCGGGGCAGCCCTGGAGCGCTTCGGACACCACGTCCGGGACCTGTGGCTGGCCCGCAACTGGCTGCGCTTCCCTCGGGCTCCGAGGGGCTCCGAGGCCCCCGGCCACGCGGCGGCCCGGCGCGGTCACGTCTTCATCATCAAGGCGGTCCTGGGCAACGGGCTGGTGATGGCATACGATGCCAACTCCGGAGGCCGACGGACCCGGCTGCACGTGCGCAGCCTCGCTGGGTTCACGGTCGTGGATCCGAGCGGTGGCTAGAGCCGCTCGAACCTACCGTCCATGAACTCGCCCGGCGGGCGGACATAGTGCCGCCCCGTCTTCTCGTCACGGTAGATCACGACCGTCTCACAGTCGGAAAGCAGCGTGCTCGTCTGCACGACGCCCTGCGCGTCGACGATCGTGTAGGTCGAGCCGCGCGCCCTGTGCCGCCAGCGCTCAGGTGCGCTGAACCAGGACCCAATCCTGCGGTACCAGAACACAACGAAGAATAGATTAAGAAATGCACATACTGCGTTCGCCGCAGCCCACCCTGGGTTCCCAGCTGCGGCGCATACCACAGCAGCAATCGAACAAAGAACCATCGCAATGGTGTTGAGCACAATCATACCAGCCAGCTCCTGTGGTCGTCTCCGCTGATGATGGACGCGACGTCCAGCTTCTTGCGGAGCGCGGTGATCTTCCTCGCCTCGATCGGAACCTCGGGCGCGGTGATGTCCACGCTGGTCACCGGCTTCTTCTGCCCGCCGCGATAGTTGCGCTTCTCGGACTGCAGCCGGTGCTCGAGGTCGTCGCTGTTGTTGAGGTAGACGCGGAGCGTGGCGACGTTCCAGGTGTTGCCGACCCCGCCCGCCGCTGGCGTGCTCACCATGAAGCGACAGTCCGGGTCACCGAGGAAGCGCGCCTCCTCGAGGTGCCGCGTCGACTTGTTGGGGCCGTAGAACAGCGCGCAGCTGCCCTTCCCGTACTCCCTCTCGATCTCCGCCTTGGCGCGCTCGCAGCTCTCCTGCATCGAGCTCCAGATGATCGCCTTACCCGCGTGGTCGCCGAGCACGTCCATGAGCGTCGCATAGCGCCGGGTCGGTATCTCGTGGTGACAGCCCTCCTCGTCGACGACCCAGCCGAGCATGATCTGGTCGATGCGGCGCAGGGTCGCCAGCT